TCAATTGTTTTGAAAGGAGAAATTTCCATACCTAGTGCTGAAATGATGTCCTTATAAGCTTTAGCAAAATCATCACCTTGGATTACAAGATCATCTCCTAACAAGACATATTGATTAGGATTTGAGTTGGTACGTCTCATTGCACTACGTACAATGAGATGGTGAGTTAAGGCCATTAGAGCCCATGAACTGTAAGCTCCCATTGGTTGTCCAACAGCATACTTGACGGATTTACCGTCTCGTGTACTGAATGGATAATCATTTAGGATACTGAAGAAGTCTTTAGCTTTCTCCCTGTCTTGAAGCAAAACAGTTAGTAAGTCCATCTGAAGTTTAGATGGCATTCTGTCTGTTGCTGCTTTAAGATCAAGAGAATAATAAGGACCTCCAAGTTTTACAAGTTCATCGATTCTACCAGTTTGATTATAGGTAGCATCCTGTTCTATACCTCTTATGAGTTGCATCAGCCACTCATGTAAAGGTTTTAGAGCAAGTTGTGACCAGTAATCAAATATGGCAATAACTCTATCTTTACCTTCCTTATCCTCTACAACTGTTATCTTTCTTATGATGTTTGAAGAAGACATCAGATGTAGATAATCAGGGTCAGTTAGAACATGTTCTTCTCTACATTCTTGCATGACTTTTGTTATCTCAGGAGACAATAATCTAACGAGAGTTGCATGCAACTCATCGGGTAGGTCTTTCGCCTCCTTAATAATAGAAGTCATCGCAGGTCCTGTAGGTCCAGTTGATGATCTTACATAAAACTTATTTGGTATATCTGATAACTTTGGAGTAGATTCATTCGTGATGTCCAATACAAATGATTTTATATCGGAGACAGAGATCACTTTACTAATCTCAGTTCCTGTATAAGCATTAACTATTGTATCAAGTTTAAGTTTACCAACGCCTGTAAAGAGTCTTCCTATAGTGAAAAGGCTCAAAACAACTCGAATGGCACCCTCATCCTTTTTACGAATTAATGGGATCCAGTTTCCTAAGAAACATGGAATTCCATCTTTTGTAAGTCGGACACCAGTGAACGAATTTACCGTGTTTCCCGCAACATATTTGTATAAGATAGTCCTACATGTTTTCATGTAGGCTATTGAATAACTTTTTGAGTTATTCCTAAGAAGCTTGATAAACTGCTTAGAATATACATCGTGTTGTGGGGCACAAGCTATAATATTAGTACTGATTGCTAATTTAATAATCATGCTCTCCGTGGCCACGGCTACGCGAATAGCATTTTCATTTGAATTAGATATCATAGCTTTTATTATAGTTTTGTGTTAAATTAGGCCTAGCTAGTTGAGGTTACTAGCGAAAGTCCGCGTCTTTTATTAGACTGCTGTTTGCCCTCCCGTAAGGAGGG